GGGCGGAGCTCGTGCGCATGGGGGCGCAGCACGAAGTCGGCGAGCGTCGCGGTCTGCAGCGCGCCGTTGCTGGCGTCGGCGATGCGGACCTGGGTCAGCGTGCGGATGCCGCCGGGGATCCAGAGCCTGGTGCCGTTCCGGACGGCGGAGGCGCCGTCGTAGATGCGCACCGTGTCGGTGCTCGGGCCCAGGAAGACGCCGACCCGCTCATCGAACTCATCGCTCACCGCGTCGATGAGGTCGAGCAGGTAGAGGTCGTCGGCGGTGTCGGTGGCCGGCATGCCGATGGCGCGCTTGACGCGGGCCAGGTCGGTCCATCGGCGAGCGATCCGGGTGACGGTCGCCCCGTCGCTGTGCGACGCCGCGGTGCTGCCGGAGTGGCCACGGGTGACCGTCCAGCTCGTCGTCCCCATGCCGGTGGTGACCAGCAGGAACTCACCGTCGATGAGGATGAGGTCGTCGGTCTCTGTGGATGCCGCGAAGCCCAGGGCGTCGCGGACCGTGAGGCTCGTGACGGAGGCGTTGATGGCGCCGTTCAGGATCGTCTGTGCGATGGCCATGTGCGCCTCCCTGCGATGGGTCGAGGCCCGGCGGGGGTGCCGGGCCTCGGGTGGTCACGGTGGAACGCTCAGGCCGTGGCCTGCTCGGTCCCCTGCGGCTTCTCCGTGTCGGCCTTGGCGGGCTTCTCCGCCCTGGCCGGCTTGTCCGCGTCGGCCTTGACGCCGAGCCGCTTGAGCTCGGCGCGGACCTGGTCGGCACGGTCGGTCTTGCCGGATGCCACGTAGCCCGCCAGCTCGCGCTGGTAGGCCGCGATCAGCGCCGCCTTCTGCGCCTCCGGTGAGGCGCGGCCGTCGTCGCTGTCGTTGGTGATCTGGGCCATGGGGTCGGGGTCTCCTCAGGCTGGTGCGTCAGGGGGCCGGGACGGACCCGGCCCCCATCAGCTCGGGGCTCAGAACGTCGGGGTGACCAGGCCCGTTCCGTCGATCGTGGAGATCGCGGACGGGAGCCGGCCGGCGAAGAAGTTGCAGTAGGCCCACAGCTGCAGGCGCGCGGTGAGCGTGCCGCTCAGGACCTCCATCAGGATGCGGGTCCGCTTGGGGCCCTCCATCAGGATCATCTCCGCCGGGCGGGCGATGACGATCTGGTCCTGGTTGGTGCCGGCGCCCAGGTTGGTCGCACCGGACGCCGTGGTCACGATGGCCAGGCCCTGCGCGCCGCCCACGATCCCCTGGGACGCGACATCGCCGAACAGCGCGGCCGCGTTCATGGGGGCGGTGGGGGTCACGAGCGGCCGGTTCTGGCCGTCCAGCGCGGCCGTGATCCAGCCCCACCGTCGGGGGTGCATCACGACGATCTGGGGCGGCCGGAAGGCGGACGCATGGATCTGCTGGATGCCGTCGGCGAGCTTCGGATACAGCTCGGGCACCGTCGGCGACGCATCGGTGTAGGTCACGGTGTTGATGCTCGACACCGCGTTGATGCCCAGCAGCTCACCGGACGTGCCCGAGCCCCGCAGGAGCTGGCGATCGAGCTCCGCCTCGTAGGCCGCGTCCAGGTCCGCGAAGATGATCTGGTCGACGGGATACGGGGACAGGTCGAGGGACTGCAGGCTCACGTCCTGCTGCCCCGCGATGGTCACGGTGGAGCGGGTGAGCTGCGCGGTCACGATGTCCGTCTCGCTCACCGCCGCGTTCTCCGCCGACTGCGAGGCGACGCTCGAGCCCGTGGTGACACGCGGGATGGTGATGGAGTTCGTCACCGGGAAGCCGCCCGGCCGCATGAACGGTGCGAGCACCCGGCCGACGCGCGGACGCGACGCCAGCTCCTCGACCAGCCACACGGGCGGGATGAAGGAACCCATCGACGTGCCGCCAGTGGTGCCGTCACGGAGCTCGCCGGACTCCAGGTCGCCCTCGCTCGCGCGATTGCGAGCCTCGGCCCAGGCGCGCCGCTCGTGCTCGGCCATCTCCTGGTTGTTGCGGTGCAGCCGCTCCATCGCGCCGAAGTCGCCACGCTGGGAGGCGACCAGGTCGCGGAGGAAGCTGGTGCCGCTGTCCGGCCGGTAGGTGGCCTCGTTGCGGGTCACCTGGACCGTCGGGCCGATGGCCCGGTCCAGGCGCTGGCGCTGGTCGGCGGCCGCCTGTGACCGCTGCTGCAGCGTCTCGAGCTCGCGGATCTGCGCGTCGATGCCGGCCACCGTGGCGTTGTGCTGGGTGACCGTCGCGAGCTCCTCGGCGCTGATGTCACGCTGCTCCGTCTCGGCGGTGCCGACGATGGCGTTCGCAGCCGTGAGCGCCTCCGCCCGTCGTGCGCGCAGGCGGTCGAGGGCCGTGACGACGGTGGGCGTGGGGGCGGTGCCGTCGCCGCCCTCCATGGGCCAGATGGGGGTGCCGTCCTTGAGCGTGCCGAGCGGCTGGATCAGCCCCAGGGCGGCGAGGATGGCGATCGCGGGCGGCAGGACCGCCCCCGCGTATCGCTGGGCCGGAAGGTCGTACAT